TTGTTTATGATGGAGGAAGCCAAAAGTTTGTGGCAAATTCTTCTTTCACTTCCATTTCGTTAACTGACGGGGGCAATTTCTAGTGGCCAATACCATTCGCATTAAGCGCCGCGCCAGTGGTGGCAGCACTGGAGCCCCGTCAAGCCTGGCCAATGCAGAACTTGCTTATAACGAAAGCGATGCAGGAAATGGCATTCTTTATTATGGTTATGGCACTGGTGGGGCTGGTGGTACTGCCACGCAAATTGTTGCAATTGGTGGCGATGGTGCGTTTGTCAGTTTAAGTGGCAATCAAACAATTACGGGCAATAAAACATTTACGGGCACGGTTAGCCTTACCACTGTTAGCGGCCTCACGACTACAGGCGATGTTGTTGTTGGCGGCAATCTTACTGTTAATGGCACCACTACTACTGTTAATAGCACCACTGTTACTGTTGACGATAAAAATCTTGAACTTGGTAGCGTTGCAAGTCCTAGTGATGCCACGGCTGATGGTGGTGGCATCACGCTAAAAGGCACCACTGATAAAACTTTTAATTGGGTGGATGCTACTGATTCGTGGACGAGCAGCGAACACCTTGATTTAGCTAGCGGCAAGTCCTATCGCATTAACAATACTGTTGTTCTATCTAGCACTGCTTTAGGAACTGGCATTGTTTCTTCTAGTCTCACTTCCGTTGGCACAATTAGTGGCGGCACTTGGCAGGGCACGGCCATTGGTTTGGCTTATGGCGGCACTGGCGCTGCCACTGCTTCTGGCGCCCGCACCAATCTTGGCCTTGCCATTGGCACGGACGTGCAAGCTTATAACGACATTCTTGCCGATTTTGCAGGACTCACGCAAGCGGCAAATAAACTTCCATATTTTGATAGTTCCACTACTGCTGCTACAACTGATTTGTCTTCTTTTGGGCGTTCTTTAATTGACGATGCAGACGCCTCTACTGCTCGCACCACTTTAGGACTTGGCACGATGTCCACTCAGTCTGCAAATAACGTGGCAATTACTGGTGGAACAATTGATGGAATATCTATTGACGGCGGATCTTACTGAGCTAAGCTAGAGCCGCTAATGCGGCTCTTTCATGGAAGACCTTTGGTATAAGCAACAAGTGGAAGCTCTTAGCGAAGCCATGCAAGAGCTGCTTTGTAATGATGATCCCGAAAGCGTCAAGCAAGGACTGCGTGATGCCATTGCCGAATGGACAAGTCACCATGAGCAAGAGCTGAAGAAATGGACAGCCCTGAAAATGGCTTTAGGGCTCTAGACGGTAAGTAATGCGGAGTTCGCCTCCAAGGGCCTTGACGGCCTCGCTGGCATCGTCTGGCGGGGCTTGTTCAATCATGACGGATGGAACAATGGCATCAGGCAAGGGCGTAATTTTGGCAGCAGGAAAAAGCTTTTGAGCTTCACTGGCCAAAGCATTGGCTTTAGTTTCTCGTTCTTCTTTTTCCCATTGTTTGACCAACACGGCAGCTTGCTGGTCCACTTTCTCCATGACAATTTTTGTTTTCCACTCTGCCCAATCTGGACGACAATAAGCCATGAGCATTTTGAACCATGGCTTAAAAGCAAGAGAGGGCCACTTGGTAGTGGCCCATAATCCTGCTTCGTAGCACAAGGCATTTACCCAAGATTGCTTGGTCATCCTTCCTGATGGACGCTTACAAAGACAGTGCCAAATTTAATAAGCGGCAGGATATTAGTCTTTAGATGAATATTGTGACAACGTACACAACCGTGAGTGGGAAATAATTTTTGCATTGGAGCCCATGCGCCAGGCCAACCACATGCACTAGCTCCACCATGAATCATAATTCCAGCGCGGCCATATTTATTTTCCTGGTTTTCTAGTTCCACCATATCGAAGCTATACCAGCCATAAGCCATAAGGGTGCGATCATAAGCAGGCTTATCTCCCACTCGCTCGTAGTCTTTATACACTTGTCCCAGTTTGTAAAGACCAGGAGGCGTGTCGGAATTTTTAATCTTCCATTCAAAATCGCTGTATTGCCCGCGAGCAAGACAGGGGATTTCCCACAATAAAGCACCAGCGTAATTATACGCTTTCATGGTTTCGCTAATGTCATTAACAATTAGATGGGAGTCGCCTTGTTTAAAGCCAAAGTCTTGTGGACGTTTCTTGGGGCCAACCATGATAATTTTGGAAGATTCAGGAGAGTATTCTTTCATCAAGCGTGAAAGCTTGGCAGGATATTCTGGATCAGTGGCATAACGCTGCTCATACAAAGCACGGGCAGCAGCATAACGATTGGGAGAATTGTTAATGCCTTTGAAATGACGATAGTCTTTATACCATCGCGTGACAAGATAATCGAGGCAAGCTTCAATGGAAGGAAAATCAATAAAGCCAGCCGTAATTGTCACCCATTGACCGTCATACCATTCTTGCGTGGTTGTGGCAGTGCCAGGGCCTTTTAGTCCCAGATAGTTGTTTTTGCCAGACGTGTGTTTGCCAAAACCACTTTCCAGGCAACACTGAGCCGCCGCAAGTTCGGGATAACGCGAGCCAAGCCGTTTGGCGATGGCAAAGCATTTGTCCCAGAAAGCCTTGTTTTCGGCTTCCATTGTGAATTATTTCCCCACGCGGAAAATAGTCTTCAAACCTTCCATGAGGAGTTGAAGCATGTTGTTGCTCTTAAGAGGGGAACGATCAAGAATTTGATCTGCAGCGCCAATAAGGATGCCGCCAATAATGAACCATTCTGCGCCAGACATGGTAGTAACAATGAAGGGCTTTGCTTATAGCCTAGCGACGAATTTCTAGGGAGCGTACACGCGCTTCAAGGGCAGTGATATTTTCAGTGAGCGTATCTAATTTTTCTGTGATGCTTTCGATTTGCGTGACCACTTTCACTTGTTGATTGCCCACGGCGATGAGCATGGCCCCAGTGGAGAGCAGCATGCCAGCAGTCATTGTGACTACAAAATTAGCTAAACCTTCTTGAAAGCTCTTCATTGGAGGACGCTCGTTTCTTAATTATAAACATTCTCCGCAAGCTTTTTTTGGCGATAGATTAGGAGCAAGAAAATTAAATAATCTCATGCTTAGAGCGAACAGTCCCGATGAGCTATTACATTCTCTCATTGAACTTCGCCCTGGAGATGCCCGCAGACGCTTTAGAAAAAGTATTTTTGAAGACTATCCATTAAAAGGACCATTAGGCCATTGTGCTTGTGCTTATTGCGGAAAATGGAACGAAAAACTTACTATTGACCACATTGTTCCCAAAAGCAAAGGCGGCCCACATTTCGCAAAATATAATTTAGTGCCATCATGCAAAAGCTGCAATCTTGATAAGGGGGCGGAGCCTATTTTTGAATGGTGGCGGCCTCAGCAGTTTTGGACTGCCAAGCGGGAAGAACTATTGACAATGTGGGTGTATCAGCATAGCTTTGTTAGCGCCCACACTTCGCTGCAAGACATTGAAGCCTATGCGGAAGGGCATGGCCTTTATATTCCGTCGCAAGAAAAAGCCCCCATTATTGGGGGCTTTGTTTTAGGAGAAGCTTTTGCTGCTTAAACGTCGCTGATTGGGCTAAACATTGGTTCATCAATGGCGCGTTCTCCAATGCGAGCGCCTGGCATGGGGCAAAAACCATCTTTGCAATTGCTTTCAAAAGCAGCCAATGCCTCTGCTGTTTCATCATTTTCAAGAGCAAAAATGAGAGCTTTCAAATACCATTTGGCTTTCTTTAAATCTTCCAGGCCATTTTTGTTTTCATAACGCCATAAATATTTAATGGCGTTGGCCTTCAGAAAGCCTCTAAAAGCTTCTACGCTCATGCAGCTTTCAAGAGCTTCAATGCATTCAATGCCACCAAAGGCATAGTGGGCGGGACGGTCTACGGGGTCAAACACTTTGGGAACTCCTTCAATGGGAAACGGTTCAAAAGGAAGAGCCATTGGCTTCAAAAGCATCAAATGCTTCAGGCACGATAGGACGTGCTAAGGCATGAAGGGCTTGAGCGTAGGCTTGAATTTCGCCTTGTGCATCATGAGCATTGCGAAGGCTCAGGAAATGCAGAAGAGCCTGCAAACTGCAGGTCCAGACGAAACTGGTATAGGCGGCAGTCGGCATGACGCCACGCGCTTGCTCCCTGCTCACGCCCATCGCCAGAAGGCTGTTGTAAGCCTGTTTAGCGGCCTGTAGGCCCTTTGCATATTCAATCATGCAGGAATGATTGAGCGCCTCCTCGACGGGCCCTGCAGAGGCTTGTTTGTTGTTGTCGCTTTGATAGCGGAACTGGCGGGGCATGTAAAACTGATCTTCCTCGGCTTCGCAATAGCGAAAGCTTTTTTCGTTCCAGCCCAGTTGATCATTGGCATAGGCTCCGCCAATCACATGCTTCCACCATTGACGAGCAATAAAAAGCGGAGCCTTTACTTGCCATTTGAACACGACGCCACGGAACGGGCTGGTGTGTTTGTGCTTAACGAGATAGTTCAGAAGCTTTTGATCACGCTCTGACCATGCGCCTTGCTCCGTGTCAAAACTTTGACGAGCATCAGCAACAATGTCAACAGAGCTTCCCATCCAATCAATGAGGCGCACCATGCTGATGCCATCTTGAAGGGGGTCAATGGGAGCCATGGAATAGTGCGGCGGGGCGCAGGCGTTGCATGCTGATTGTAGGGCTAATCTCCGTCTCGTCATGCCAAATGACGACGGCTTTTCGCCGTCTGCCTTGCTCGACAAAACCAATGAGCGTGCCAATTAAGCTAGTGGCCATCCAGCCAGCAGCCGTGGGTTGAATATATACCACTTCCTCGCCTGGCTGCCATTGATAATGACAAGGCGTGCGCGGAAGCCAGTAGGGACGGTAGTCCGAAGCGTTTATTACGGCCTTCCTTCCATCGTCCACTCGATAAACAAACTGCTTGCCATAGCTCTTCATCGTTAGGCTAGAGCAAGAACGGAATGAACAATGGTGCATTTTTCTATTCCATTGGAACTGAGCTACAATGGTCGTAGCTATATGGCAACCATGGGACCATTTGAGCGCAGTTTGGAGCGTGACTTTTCGCTGGCTATTAACAAAAAAGCTTTAGCGGAATGCAACGACATTGACAAACTGCGGGAAGTGGCAGATAATTTGCTGGAAGGTTGGAGCAATATGCAAGGCGCTGTTGCTTCTTTGGTGAAGGAAAATCTTGAACTGCGACAGGCAATGTCCATTCGTGATTATGACTTAAAAGCTGCTTCAGAGCTACTTAGCGAAGCGGCGGAGGCTATGCAGCATCAAGCGCAGCGGCAATCTTCTGAAGCCAAAAAGCGTCTTTGGCCGTTTGGCTAGTTAATAAATACACTCGCCATCCGCCCATGGTGGCAAGATTAAACTTTCGGGCATCTCGCTCGTAACCACTGCCCGTAACGTGACGGCCTCGATTGAAAGTGCCGCCTTGTATTTCAATGAGACTACGGGATGGTAAGTGAGCGAAATCGGCGCGATAACGCTTTGATCGCCTTGATTTTGCATAGCGTTCTTGAAAATCAGCTTCCCAGGCTTCCACATCACTAAATTCTCTTACCAATGGAAGGGAAGGAAAATTAGCCTGCCAAAGCCCGAGAAACTGATCTTCAAGAGCACTCACTTATTAGACGGCAGCAAGCGTTACTTTAGCGCCTTGATTTTGATACTTACCATTTGCATAGGCTTTGTCCACATCAGACGCAAGTTGCACAAGCATCACTTGAACAATACCTTCACTGGCATAGATGCGTACTGGAAAATCGCAGGGATTGACAACGCAAATAGTGAGATGGCCAGACCAGCCAGGCTCAATTGGCGTAACGTTAATGATGGTGCCCTGCCGTGCATAAGTGGATTTGCCATCGCAAATGCCCATAATATTAGAAGGCATTGTAATGCGCTCTAAGCTTACGCCTAAGCCATAGCAATATGGCGGCAGGAGAAAATAGGCATCACCGCGCTCGTGATAAAGCGTGGCGTCGTAAAGCATGGTTTCGTCAAACCGCTTCACATCAAGAGCCGCGCAATTGCGCTTGAAATCGACAATGCGAAAGTCATCGGGAGATAGGCGGAGGTCATACCCTGCATGGGAGAGCCCATAGGACAAAGCCTTGTTGCCGCTTTCGTTTTCCCTGCATTTTTCGCCTGTGTAAGGAAAAAAGATGTCGTTTTCAGCGAGGAGGCTGATTTGTTTGTCAGTTAGAAGCATTGTTGTTTGTGCGAGAAAACAAGCCCATAGAGAGCCAAACAAGAACAGCAGCAGGCCAAAAGGGCACGGACGGCCAAATAGTAGTGACCGCCCATGCCCCTAAGCAAGCTGCTCCAAAACTAAAACCAATGACAATGCCCGCTGCTACAAAATAGACGGGCCAGTCAATGGGCTCTTTGGAGCGCGTCATTTCAGAACAGATCGTCAGAAGATGAGGAGGGACGGCTGCTGCCGCCATTGCCATCATTCTTCCAGAAGCTGGAATAGGCTTTAGGGCTGTTCTCCAGCTTGTTGACGGTCACTTGCCCCTTGAAATGAGGAGAAGTGTCCTTGTCGCGCTTGTCGTTGTCCCACAGCGCCACACGGAAGCTGTAGTTACCTTGAGCATTGGGGCCAGCCTTTTTGGCTGCATTCAGGATGTCTGGCGTCAGATCAACGGTGCCAGAGAAAACGGGAAGATTGCCAGTGGGCATTGAGTGTTCCTCTCGGAAAGTAGTGGACCCTGGATGGGCTGAACTAGCTTAACGAGCCTTTATTAAAAATCATGCTGCCTTGTCCGTAGAAATTGTTAAAGGACGACGGCCAGGATAGTGGTCAAAGAAAAATTGCTGCGTTTTTTGGGCCATGATATTGGCCTGCATGACCAGTTCAGCCGCGTCCAAGCTAACAATTTGAGCTTCCTGTCCTTTTTCCGTGTCGGGGTCGTAAATGGCAATGGCGCAATGCGCCTCCTCAATGTCAATGCCATACATCTGCTCAATTGCCTGCACATAGGCTCCAAGTTGCATGCGGTAGTCGGCCAATTGTGTATCAGGCTTCTCCTTGAAGCTTGTTTTCCAATCAAGCAGAGCGTAAGCCCCACTGTTCATCTTGGCCAGCATGTCAAAGGTGCCTGAATAGCCAATCTCTCTGGCATTGTCATACCAGGCAATAGCGCTTTCTACAAGCAGCGGGCTATCCACCCGCTCCAGAAATCCACCAATGGAATCAAAATAAGGAACAAACCGTGGATGGGAATCGAGGTGGGTTTCGATGTCTTCGCCATTCCAAAAATCCTCTAATAGCCCATGAAGCCAATTGCCACGTTCCACTGCATTGCGTGTGCGACGATTTGCTTCTTCATCCCCTACTTTCTTCCGCCAGTTCATGAGCGCTGCAATCTTGCCAGGCGGCGAACACGCGCTCGCAATAGTCGTCACAGAGGGCAAAACATACCCTGCGGGGACATTGGGAAAATCGTCGCAAACGTAATAGCGCTTTTTGTTGATCTGCAGCCGATTGGGCTCGTAACGCAGAAACTGACGAGGCATGTGAAGACTTTCTAGACATAGATCGTAACAGCCCATCAGTAGGAGGAACCATAGGACTTAGAGCAATAGTTTCCGTTTTTGTAGGTGCCCAAGGGGCAGGCTGAACCGCTATTGGCAGGAATGGACCACCTTGTTTGATTGCTCACGCTTGGCTGACAATAACTGCCAGCATTGTAATAACCAAGGGGGCAACTGCCAATGCGAGGCACTGGATAAGACTGGGCCAATGCAGAAAATGGCGCCAATACAATGCAGGAAAAGACGAGAATGGTTTTCATTTTTCGTTCATGTCCCAGAAATAATCGCAGCCTTCTTCATTGAATGGAGGCGTTGCGAAATAGCTTTGCCAACGATCAGCAGGCGCCAT